AAGAAAGGAATATGGAAAACTCAAAACTAAAAGAGACCCAGGCGTACCCCATCAGGATCAATGAAATGATCATAGAACGAGTCCAGGGCAGGCTGGATCTTGGTTCAAAGAAGTACGGTGACACTATTGCATTAGATGACCGTAGAGATATGGTAGAAGAGACCCTGGAAGAAGTCCTGGATGCTATTGTTTATTCCACATCAGCCCTGATCCAGTTACAATATAAAAGGCATGAAAAAAAGGGCAATGAAATTTCAACAAAAGATTTAACCATTATAATGGAAGGACTGGCTTTAGTCCTACAAAGATCACAGAAAGAGAGAGATGCAAGGAAGGTAGAACACACACAACAACTCATTGACAGGTTAACTGATTATGCTAATGAGTTCTGGAACCAACAGAAAAGGAACGCCACAGATGATATACAACCTAATACTTAATTTATGGATTTTCGCAACATCGGTAGGGATACTGGTCATTAGTTTGATCTTCCTGCCGTATGCTTATGATCAAATAAATAAACGATTTAAATAACTTTTAACACATACCAAAGTTATTATGATCGAACTCATTGTTTACGGGTCTCCTATACCCTTAAAACGTCACCGTCACACCCATAGAGGATTTACCTACGATCCTTCAAAGGCCGATAAACGGGTGTTTTTAGAAAATGTCAGAAATTTGGCTCCCAAATCTCCCTTATACGGGGCGATCTCAATGTCTATCGAGTTCTATATAGCCCGTCCAAAGGCACATTACCGGACAGGACAATATTCTAATATATTAAAAGACAGTTCACCTACCTGGCACATAAGCAGGGGAGATATTGATAATTACGTCAAGTTGGTCCTGGATGCACTCAATGGAGTATTCTATAAAGATGACAGCCAGGTGTGCATATTAGAGACTATTAAGAAATATTCATCCAATCCCAGAACGGTGGTACAGATCAAGGGTGTTGAATGAATTTTATCAGGGAAGAACTTCAAGAATTAAATCCAGATGCAATGATCATTGATGATATGGACAATGCATTGATTGGGATTGATGAGCATTCCACCCGTGCAGTTTACAGTGTTGGGTTGATTGTAGCGGAATTAAGAAAAATTAACGAATGGGATTACGAGACTGCTATGGAGTGGTACGGATTTAATATATCTACCGCATATGTCGGTGAGTTCACTCCCATACTTGTCCACACATACAGGGAGATTAAATGAAACTACCATTTGTCAGCAGAAAGAAATATGATAAGGCTTTTAAGCGAATCAAGGAAGTTATTAAGAAATCTGATCAACATGAACTTGCCAATCAATTATTAGCAACCAAGTTCAAAAGGATCCAGGAAGTATGTGAAGAACATGACCGGCCACACCGTATGGGGAATGTTCGGTTTGTTTCAATCGTTAAGGATATTGTTGGAAAGTAAATAACCATTAAATAGGGGTTTGTATGAGAAAGGATGTTGCAAAGGCTCTGTGGGCAAAGGCTACGGATGTGGCTTTTAGATATAGTCAGCATGACAGGGCAAACAATTTTAATAATGAGTCTTTTAAGGTGAAAGAGATCATACCTATATCAGCACAGGGTGCTATGGTGGTGTTCAAGAAATCATCTGGAAAGTTTGCATTGGCCCATTTTATTCATGTGGACCATCCCAAGAATCCATTTTGGCAATATTACATTATGGGTAGCCAGCATTTTATTAATCTGCATATGTTAACAGAAAAGTATGCAGAAGTTGAGAACCATAATTTCAGTTTAAACTTTGAACAGACGGATGAGACATGGCCGTGATGCATAATGGAAAAAATTAAACATACAACAAAAAGACTTGGCTGGCTGGGTGAAAATTTTGTCGCTAATTCGATCATTTCTATGGGAATGGATGTGTATCTGCCTATCGTGGATGATAAAGGTGTTGATATGATTGTAGACACGGGTAAGTCATTGAAGCGGGTACAGGTGAAGTCCAGGAGTACCCTTAAAACATCCACATCTATTGAAATAAAATTAAAACAATATAAGAAAGGTCAGATTGATGTAATGGCTATTCACTTTGTGCCAAAGAACATAATTGCCTACTTCCCTTATAGTGGGGAAGATGTGATTAACCTGGCACTATCTACAGCAAAAAACAACCAGGAGCAGGGCCGTAACTGGTTCTACAAATATATGGAGTTTCCATTATGAAGAATGAAGGTGGCTGGATCAGCATTCACAGAAAGATAACCAAGAACTGGATCTGGGATAATGCAGAGTATTTCCGGGCATGGATCTATCTATTGATGAAGGCTAATCACCAGGAAAAGAAATGGCATATAAATAATCGGGTGATCAATATCAAAAGGGGTGAAGTGGTCACAAGTCTACAGCATATGGCAGATGATTTAGGGTGGTCCAAGAGTAAGGTAAACCGTTACTTGAAGCGATTGGAAAACGACACGATGGTGGTCACAAAAGCGACACGGAATGCGACACACTTAAGTATCTGTCAGTACGAGACTTACCAGAATGTGCGAAACGCTAAAGAAACGGTCACGACACGGCCACGAAACGGTCACGAGTCCCTACTAAATAATGTTAATAAAGATAATAAAGAAATAACACCAATAGGCGGTGACGATTCTTTTGCAATTAAATTTTTCAAACTGTGGGTCCCGGAAGGACAACTTGTAAATCCACCAACACCGTATGAACGTAAGGATATTGTACAGCATGGTTTAAAGTATAATCCAGATATAGAGTTTTGGAAACCTTATCTGCTTGAACGACAAAAGAGAATTAAGGCGGGTGAGTTCCACCACACATCCTTGAGATCATTCTGTGGTGGTGCATTCCGAGAGTATACAGAAGAAACGAAGGTTAACACATTCAGTAAAAAGAAGCCGGAGTTCAGGAGGACCAAAACAGGACTGTTCATTGCTTACTGTCCAGTGTGCGGTAATAAACATATGCCCAATGACAAATTTCAAATAGCAGAAGGTCCGTCCTGTCACCGGGGTAGGTCTTATGTTCCTGAAAAGCCAGTGATCGATAAGAAACACGATTCATCAAATGATAAACAAATATTAGAGAAATTAGGAGTCAGCCTATGAGCATAATGCACGATGTGATGTATCCGCCAGAACGTAGAGATATACAAAAAAGACAGGTCTATAAAAAGGCAACATTTGATCACGAAGTTGGGGAAATGTTCTACTGTGAACAGTGTGACCGTTGTTGGCAGAAACCAGTTACCAGGAATTTGGATCATAAAAACTTTGTTGACTATCTCCAGGACTTTCCAACCATCGGCAAAGAGAGAAAGGTATGTAATGAGTGTAAGAACCTACGGGTGATCTGTGATCTATGTGACAGGGATGTGCCTAAAGAAGTGGGAGATATTACTGGTGCAAAAGCGGTTATGGTTCCAAATATTACCAAACGGAATGGTATATGGATCTGTAATCCTTGTGATAAGAAATATCCAGAGGAGGATAATAATGATAAGTGACTACATACTGCTGTTCACATTATGGGCATTAATTATTTGGGGATGTTCGTATCTATTAAGTTTACAATCAAAGGAAGAATAAAATGAAATACCTCATAACATTACTACTATTACAAATAGGTGCTGTAAACGTATCATATTCAGGCAAACATCGTAAGTTTTATTATACCTTGAATGGTAATAAGATGGTATGCAGAAGAACACTTATCTCATATTATCATTTAGCCAAATTATTTAATATATCTCCATCATTATTTTGGATTCAACATATTGGCAAAGGTCAATTATGTAAGTTTAAAACAAACAAAATAAGATAATAATGACCTACTACATCCAGACATTATTAGACTCACAGTATTTCCCATTCTACGAGTTCATGTGGCTGGGGATGTTGGGACTGTGGTGGAGTGTAATCACCAGGCTTAAGCGTATTGAAGACAACCTGGAAAAATTGGAAAATGATTTATTAACATTCATTGCGGAGAACGAATGACCAGACAGGAACGGATTGATATTCATGTTATACTACGAACATACTATAAATTAGCAAAGATTAAGAAACTACATCCACGAACTAAAAAGCGGATCCTGGAGTTAGAGAAGAGACTTATTGAAGATTAAACTATTTTTGTAACTGGCTCCATCTGGCCGTTATTGTGGTGTACTTTGTATTATACTCGCCCCAACAATGGGCGAACTATATCTATTACTCGTGGTGGGTTTACTGAACCTATCGTCATTTCTACTGGGTGCTTGGGTTTACCATAGAGGTCAAACCGATAAGCCACCTACTCCTGTATTAAATCTAAATAAGCAAGAACCAGAAGCGGAGCCAGAATGGGACCAAATATGATCCTGGAACTGGATTATGCCTTCAGTGATATTGAAGACATTCAACTACTATGGGCTCACCTGGCTATCAGTGCAATGAATGCTGGATTCTATCCCAGGGAGATTATCATTGCCTACGCCTAAACTAACTACAAAGATGGCAATGTTCTGTAAGGAATACTTAATAGATCTCAATGCTACCCAGGCTTGTATTCGAGCAGGATACAGCGAAAAGACTGCCAACAGGATAGGAACAGAGAACTTGTCAAAACCTGTCATAAAGAAAGAGATAGACCGCTTAAAAGCCATTCGGGAGAAGAAGGTAGGACTCACAGCAGAGAAAGTATTGAATGATATTGAAAGAGTGAGACAGAAAGCGGAAGGTAGTGAGCAGTTCAATATTTCATTAAAAGCATCTGAACTCCAGGGCAAGCACCTGGCTTTATTTACAGAACGGGTGGCTCACGAAGGTGAGATCAAGTGGCCCGAAATCCATATCAGTTTAGACTCATGAATATCAAATTAAATCCTAATCAGGCAAAGTTTCTACAGTGTGAAGAGAATGTGGTTGCCTTCTTTGGTGGTATTGGTAATGGTAAAACCTTTGCCGGGATCCTGAAGGGATTACTTCGTGTTATGGATAAGGATCAGAAACCGCAGTTGGGTATGATAGCCAGACAGACCTATCCGGAACTCCGGGACTCAACCCAGCGAACCTTCTTTGAGTTGGCTCACAAGATCGGACTCATGCCTGGTGTCCATTATGAATATAAGAAACAGGAGAACAGAGTCATATTTAAGAATGGTCACGAGATCATATTTAGATCCCTGGATGATCCGGCCAAGTTACTATCGATTAACCTGGGTTGGTTTTATATAGACCAGATGGAAGAAGTATCAGAAGAAGTCTTTTTAACACTATTAGGTCGATTAAGGGCTGTATCTAATCCCCAGTGTTGGGGTACAGGCAACCCACTGGGACATAACTGGGTATGGCATCGGTTCATACATGATCCAGTACCCGGTAACATTATGTTCAGTGCCAAAACGGATGAGAATAAGAAGAACCTACCCGATGGATATATTGACAGTTTAATGAATAACTACAATGAGATCTGGGTAAACAGATATGTCTATGGATCCTGGGATGCATTTGAAGGACAGATCTATCCAGACTTTGAGCCCAGTAGTCATGTTATTAATGATTTTAATCCTGATCCGGGCTGGAGACGGTTCATTGCCATTGATCATGGCCGGACCAATCCAACTGCTGTGCTATGGGGTGCAGTAGATAATGATGACAAGATGTATATCTACCGTGAGCATTATGAAGCAGGCCAGGACGTTGATTATCACGCCAGGGCTATTAAGGCTTACTTAAATGAAGGCAGATATGAGACCTATGTTATTGATCCATCCACAGGTGCAGGCAAACAGGGAGATCCGGAAACAATAGGCAACCGTTACAGGCAGTTACATATTCCAGTTGTAGGTGCAAACAATGATGTCCAGGGCGGGATCGATAAGGTCACCCAGTACATTAAAGGACATAAGATTTATATTACCAGGTCATGCGAAAACTTGAGAAGAGAGTTAATCAATTACCAATGGGAACAGCCATCCGCATCCAGGATAGACTTGAACCAGCCGGAGAAACCTTTAAAGAAGGATGATCACGCTGTGGATGCACTCCGGTATCTGATTGGTGAAGCAGTAGACTCAAGTAAACGACCTGATCACAGAACAGAAACAGAACGATTCATTGAGACTATTGTTGTTGACGTGGATCACTCACAACCACAATGGGATAACATCTGATGGCAGGCATGGATTATTATCCAGCAATGGATCAAGCATCAGCACTGGACCAGGTAGCGGATGTAGCAGAACGTATACCGC